TACGATGCGCTAGCGAAGGAGTTGGGCATCACGCGAATGGGGCTTCATAAAGTCTGCCAGCGGTTTCCTCTTGAGTTTCCGACAGTTAAGCCGGACGGGCGGCACGATGTAACGCTATGGCTGGCATTCTTCGCCAAGCACAATATCAACGGCGCAGCAGAGGCTATCCCACTCACCGGCAGCGACGATGAAGCCGAAGATGTGGAAAGCGGCCCTGTCACCGTGCAGGAATGGAAGGCTGAAGAGATCAAGCTGAAATGCGCCAAGCTGAACCTTGAGAACGCCCGCGTGTCCGGCACACTGGTCTACGCCGCCGATGTAGAGCGCGGCGTCTCGGTGCTCGTCCAGTCCTTCCGTCAGGCGCTAAACAACATGCCCGACCGGCTGGCAGGCAAGATCGTCGGCATCACTGACTACCACGAAGCCGTGGAGATCACCCAGGAAGAGGTTAACGTGATTCTGCGCACCCTACAACGCTGCGACTTCCTGCAAGGATTCGAGGTCGCCAAGGAAGCGCAGGCGCTACCCACGTTCGAGGAGGAGCCGGAGGCCGTAGAAGAGCCAGTTAAGCGGAAAACAGGTAGGCCGAAGGGTAAGCGATAGACACAAAAACGCCGCCGAGGTTATTCGGCGGCGCTCTTGGCTGCTAGGTGTATTTGGCTACTCCTCGTCCTGTGGCTGCGTCCAGACATCGGCAGTCACGATGCGCTGGCCAGTGAGGCAGACAAGCGGCTGTTGCTGCTTGTAACCCATCTTGGCCTCCCATGCGGCGCGGCCATCGACGGCGCGACCTCCATAGGCTTTCATGCGCTCTGCTCGTTGTGCGCGCTCCACGGCCTGAGCCTTGACCGCGTTCAGCTCTGCTGTCAGAGCCGCAATACTGGCCGATTCTGTGGCGATGCGCGCTTCAGCCTCAAGCCACGCTTTTGAGGCGCGGTCGTGAAGCTGCTGCTTGGCATGTGCCGCTACGGCCTCCAATTCCTCGACCCGTGCGACTAGCGCAGGATCTTGGACAATGACCACGGCTGGCGTCTGCATCTCCCTCAGCTTGGCGGCTACGGCAGGGAGGCGGGCGCGAGTCTCAGCGCGTGGAGGGAGCCGGAACGAGCGCGGCTTTGTTAGTGTGATGGTGGGTGTTCTCATGTGTGTGGCGTTGTTGGCGTTACCGGGCTACCGGCTATGCTGGATTCGTGGCGGCGGCTGGAGGCGGCAGGTTTGGATCTTTCTTGGTGTCGATGATGGCCAATGGGCAGCAGGCCATATTGTTAATCCCCTGCTTTGTCCATCCCATGTGCTTATTGACGATGCTGGCTTTATGCGCCGCCTGCTTCTCATTCGGAAAGCGCCAGTAATACGCGTCGGCATGACGGAATCCGTAACCGAATTTCTTCACCTCTTGAGGTGTGCGCGGACCTGTAAGCACGCCCCTGCCGTCGATGCAGTAAACGACCCACTCTTGTTTATTGGCAATGGTTGGTAGAGGTGTAATAGTGATGTCGGGAGGTGTTAGGAAGCGAGTGATTCCGGCCAATTTATTACGCTCGCCTGATGGCAGGAAATCAGCGAAGCCGGTAAACTTTCCACGCTTTGTAAATTGAGCGCCGTTCAATGGTTGCTGTGGAGTGCCTGCGAATTTCAGAAAGTCAGGATGCTCTGTGATTGGCGTTGCGGTGATCTTGCGCGGCCTGCCGCCTTTAGCTCCGTTGGCCTTAGAGCTTGCGGCCTTAGCCTTGGTCTTGATAGATCCGAGCGCAGCGGCTGGGTTGATTTCGTCAACGTGTCCGCAGTTGGTGCAGGTGTGGTTCATGGTAGTTAGATTAGGCCTTCAAGGCGATGTAAAAAGGGCGGGTTCCACATACTTCCCAGCTTTGTGGATCGGCCATCTTCGCGAGTGCTTTTTCAGCGGCGGTAATATTGGCATACTGCACAGGGAATCCGTTGGGGAATGATTTGCAGGCTTTAGCAAGCACGCGGCGGTTGTTGCCGTAACGATTGAGGGTGAAGGTAAGAGGAGCGGATTGTGTTTTCATGGCGGTGTGTTGTTACTGACTACCCATATACATATCCTAGCGTTAGGTTATTGCAAGAAAAAGATGAATTATTTTTCAGGCTGTAAAAATGCGCCTGACATCGCGGCCCCTCATGGCCCGCCAGCTAATACCCGCCCGACTCCGCCAGCACCTAGCCTCCATTGATGGGATTATACGCCGCGTGTGCGGTGCCTCGCTGCAAGTACGGCCAGTGCAAAGGATTTGGGAATGGATCGACGAGCACGTCGTGATTCCGCAGATCGTCGGCAGCGTGAATCCTGGCAACCTGGACACGGCGCAGATGCCCTTTTGGCGTGGCATCTATGACCTGTACTGGAAGCGCAGCACGCATTACGTCACCATTTGCGCCTCTGCCCGCGTGGGTAAAACACTGTTCGCCATCTGCTGCGTGATGCACAAGATTGGAGTCTGGCCTAATCCTATCCTGTGGCTTGACCCTACGCGAAAGACGGCGCTTTCGTTCTCGCGGTCGGAGCTTCAGCATTTCTTCCTGAATTGCAAAGTCACGAAGGACAGGGCGCTAGTTGACCGCGTGCATTGGACGGCGCTTATGATGCACTTTGTGGGGAGCATCTTTCGCCTAGTTGGCGGCGGTGCTCCTGCTGAAATCGCCGGGTTTCAGGCTGAACTCGTCGTAATCAACGAGTCCGACAAGATCAAGCACAACGTCAAGGCTGAGTCTCCATCGCAGGAGCTGGCCATCGTGCGTACAAAGCAGTTCAGGCACACGCGCAAGATCATCGAGGAGAGTACGCCAACGACCGAATGGGGGCGCATCTGGCGCAGGTTCAAGGAGGGGAGCCAGCATCATGTTTACCTGCCTTGCCCTCACTGCAAGACCATGCAGCGGCTAACATTTTTCAGCGAGGAAAAGGAAGTGCCATTTGATGCAGAAGGCAAGCCGTTACCCGAAGGCGTGAAGCGCACGGAGAAAACGGGCCGGTTTAAATTCGAGCACCTGCGCACGCCTGAAGGCCACCACGACTTGCAGCGAGTCGAGCGCGAAACGGTTTACGAGTGCTGCCACTGCCTAGAGAAATTGAACAGATCAGTCTCGCATGGATGGGGAGCCGTTACCAGTTATGGGCGCACAATATCAAGGCACCCGTCGATGATATTAGTGTTCACGTCTGGGCGGCTCTATCACCGTTCGAGGGGTGGGGAATGCTGGCGAAAAAGTTCCTGCTGGCCCGTGGCAGCGCAGCCAAGATGCACGACTTTTTCAACTCTGACCTTGGGCTTCCATTCATCCGCAAGGCTACCGATATCAAGATTGACGACATCGACGCGGTAATCGCCCGCAGTCCTGAGTACTTCCTGCGCCAGATCCCACGCAAGCCCGAGTGTCTGACGATGTGCGTTGACGTGCAGGGAGATGGTTTTTGGTGGTCTATTCGCGCTCACGGGCTGGCATACGATCAACCCGACCTTCCCACATGGACGGCACTGCTTGATTACGGGGCGGCTGTTAGCTGGGCGCAGATTGAGGAAATCGCGGGGATCGTGGCGGACAGCAAGGGTCATGTGAACAAGTATCTTTTCACCGATGCAGACGGCGCAGTGACCGAGTTCATCGTTGACGCTGGCCTGATTGACTCGGGCTATGAGGCGCAGGCAAACAAGAAAGTCTATGGCTTCACGCTCAAAAACGCCGACGTGTTCAGCCCGTCGAAAGGTGGCGGCTGGCAGCATCTACGTGGGCAGGATGTGCGGACATCGCCGGTCAATGACGATCAACAAGACCTTGTCTGGTACTATGATGACGGGTTCAAGCAGCAGCTCTATTACCACTGCATCAAGGAGCACAAGCGCCTGTGGTGGCTACCGCGTAACGTCGGGCCAGACTACAAGGCGCAACTCACTGCCGAGCGCACACAGGAGCAGCAGCAACCGAACGGCGAAACTAAGCTCGTCTGGATTGTGGAAGGCGAGCAGGGGAACCATTTGGGCGATACCGAGAAGATGCACGAAGTTCTTTTTGACGCCGTGATTGAGTCGCGCCTAGCCGATGCTCGCGACCAATGGTTCAAGGATCACCCCGAGCTTGCCGACGAAGCAGCCGAAGAAGAACAGTTAACCGAGTAGTTTATTTTCCCTTTGACAAATTTAACCGATTGGTTACATATGGCGCATCCGTGTTTTTCCTCTTCTAACACCGGGTAAACCAAAAGTCTCACATGTGGGATTTTTAAAGAGTCTCGAAAGCGTGTCAAATACGTCAGGCTTTGACAGTGGTCCTCAGGAATGACTGTTGATGAATTCGTGAATGTGCTGGTTGCCGAAATGGAGGACGACCAAAGCACTTGTCTTGTAGACAAGATGCTGAAAGCCGCCCGCGCCAAGATGGCCGCTGGCAACGGCAGTATTGGCACGCTCACGCAGTCAGGCGTCAACGGTAAGAACTTCACGCGGCAAGTAGACATGACGCCGATTCAAATCGTCAACGCCTGCCGCCAAGCACTTAAGCAATACCAGAACGACGGCGAAAACGACGACCGCGTACCTGCATCCTACGGAGATTTTAGCTGCATTTCCCGATGAGCGAACCCACCACAACCGGCGAAGGAGCATCTGCATACGACGCAGCCAAGAGCAGCCCGACGCGCTCTAGCTTTTTGGCGTTTCCGATGAATTCGAGGCGCGAACTGACGCCTCTTACCCGTCGCGAAATCGTGCGCAAGTGGCGGGCATTTGAGGCCAACTGCCCGTTTGCTACGCGCATCATTCGCAAGTCTGCCCGTCATGCAGTCGGCAGCGGCATTCACTTTGCATGCCTGAGTGATGATGACATATTCAACGACGCCATGCGCCGCGACGTGGAAGAGTGGTGGAACAACAAGAACGTGTACTCAATCGACGGCTCTGTTGATGGCTGGGAGGCTAAGCGCCTCGCTGCTGAAACGATCATGGGGGACGGTGAGTACAACCAGATCCTCACGTATCACCCCGAATCCGGCTTTCCATGCGTTCAGCCGCTCGATGTATTCGAGATTGAAACCCCCTTCCTCCGAACTGGCGAGACTGGCCGCGACTGGGACGATGGCGTACGGATCAACGAATACGAGCGCCCGGTTGAGTTCGCTGTACGCACATTGCCGCGCCTGTCTGGCGACACCTTGAAGGATTACCGCTATATCCCAGCGGATTCCATGTTCCACCTGATGCGCAGGCGTCGCATTCATGGACACCGAGGAATGCCATGGGGTTACTCGGGCATGAATCAGGGTATTGACGCCCTTGACCTTAACGCGTTGGTCACCGGAACTGCCAAGCTGCACAGCGCCCTTGCCGTCACCGTGAAAGGAACCGCCCGCAAAGGCAAACGCGGCGCAATCAGCAAGCTTAGCACTGCTCCCGGTAGCGACGATGGCAGCAACAACACGCAGGCCCTAGAGCGCGTGTTTGGCGGTGGCATGATCAACTACCTTGGCGAGCAGGGAGAGCTTTCCCTTGTCACGTCGGAGCACCCGCAGCAGAATGTACAGGAGTTCATCAAACTGCTATTCCACCAGCTCGCAGTCGGCTGGGATCTTCCGTTTTCCGTCCTTTGGAACATGGCCGATGCGGGCGGCACGGCTGCGCGCTACGATGCCGAAGATGCGCAGAGCGCATTCGACCTAATCTTTGACCAGATCGTCTGGCAGATGGTGCGCAGAGAAGTTATTTGGAAGGTTAGCGTCTCCATCAAAACGGGCCGCATCTCCGCTCCTAAAGACCCACTCTGGTTCTCCAAGCTTGTATTCCGTGGCCCTCGAAAGATCACCGTGGACGTAGGCCGCATGGCCACTGCGTTTAAGACGCTCACCCGCAGCGCAGGTATGAGCATTCCCCGCTGGTTTGAGGAGCAGGGCCTAGATGGTCTAGGCGAGATGCGCGAACACATTAAATTCCTCAAGGGAGTAAAGGGCATGTGTGACGAATCGGGCATCGACTTTGCCAGCGTCTTTGAGCCTACACCCGGCGTGCAAAACAACATCCAAGTTACCAGTCCAGAACAATGAAGTCTTACCCCCATCTTTTCGCCAAGCTGTTTGCAAGCCCGCTGATGCTGCATGCGCCAGTCAGGACGAGCTTTGAATCGCAGCTATTGAGCCGCATGCTTGGCGAGTCTGCGCCGGTTGCAATTCACGCCTCCAAGCCTCGCGCAGATGACGGCTGCGAAGATCCGCAGGGCCGCACTGCCCGTGTTTACCAGCGGTACAGCAACGTTGCCGTTATCACCATCGACGGCGTGATTGATAAACGAATCTCATCTTTCGAGATGGAATGTTACGGAGGCTGCGACCTGTCCGACGTTGACGCCGCTCTGGCGCAGGCTGCGAATGATCCTCGCGTCGATACCGTCGTGCTGGACATCAACAGTCCAGGAGGCTCAGTTATAGGCGTTCCTGATACGGCGGCACGCATTGCCAAACTGCGCGAGACAAAGGAGGTGCATGCGTATATCAACGTGATGGCATGCAGCGCTGGTTACTATCTAGCCAGTCAGGCCGATGTTATCGCGGCTTCACCATCCGCTATCGTTGGCAGCATCGGCGTGTATTGCGCCATCCTCGACGCCTCCGAGTATTACGCAAAGATGGGGGCGAAGATGCAGTTCATTAAGGCTGGCGAGTTCAAGACCATGGGTACCGAATGGCGACCGCTTACGCCTGACGAGTCGAAGATTCTGCAAGACGGCGTGAATACTAACTATGCGCAGTTCAAGGCGGCATGTACTGCGCTGCGCCCCATCGAAGACAGCACTATGCAAGGCCAGTGGTTCACCGCCGAGGGAGGTCAAAAGCTCAAGCTGGTCGATCAACTTACCGGCGCAACTCTAGACGAGTACGTGTCCGCGCTTCTCATGGCCTAGGCTTCTTTGACACCGCAACCCAACTAATCACATCCGTCTAAAATCATGTTCAACTCTTCCGAAATCGCCGCGCTCAAGGAGCAGAATGCAAAGCTCACCACGGACCACGCCGCCGCTGTGGAAAAGCATACTGCCGCAACTGCCGAGTTGATCACGCTGAAGGGCGAGCTGGCAGGGATTCAAACGGAGAAGGCCACACTGGAGGCATCTGTTTCAGACCTGACCGCGAAGTTGAGCGCATCGGAAGCGGCCAAGACTGCCGCTGAAACCAAGGTCACCGAGGCAGAGGCCAGCATCGAAGCCAAAGTCAACGAGCGCCTCGCATCCGCTGGTGTCGATCCCGTGAAGCGCGACCCGAGCGCCAAGCAGGGAGAGGCAGCAACAATGACCCGCGCCGAGTTCGAGAAAATGGGCCAAGAAGCCCGCAATGCGTTCATGCAAAACGGCGGCAAGATCGCAGGCTAATTCAACAAAAACACAGATCCACAGCACACCACTAGCATACCATGGCCAATACCCTCACCATCTCCGACTTTGCGGAAAATATTTACCGCGCCAAGGACACCGTAGCCCGCGAGCTTGTCGGGTTCATTCCTAGCGTGCTGGTCAATTCCAATGATGTTCCCGTTTCCATCAATGGCAACATCAACAGCTTCGTCACTTCTCAGCCGACCGTTAATAGCAGCATTACGCCTGCGATGACCATTCCTGCCGCTGATGATGCCACGATCACGCAGACTACCATGACCATTGGCCAGACGGCAAATGTTCGTTACCCCATGGTTGGCGAGGTCTGGGCCAAGCTCAACAACACCATTGGCTCCCAAAACGCCCTCGACGCCCTTCTGGCTCAGGCCATCCGCGCCATCGTCAACAGCATCGAATCCTACATCGGCACACTGGCATATAAGTATTCTAGCCGCGCCGTTGGCACCGCTGGAACTACGCCTTTTGCCAGCAGCCACGCGCTGATTCCGCAGCTTCACCAGATCCTGAAGGACAACGGCTGTCCGAACGATGGCCAGAAATCTCTGGTGATCAACAGCAGCGCAGGCACTAATCTGCGCAACCTCGCGAACATCTACAAGGTCAACGAAAACGGCAGCAGCGACACGCTGCGCCGTGGCGTCCTGCTCGACATCGACGGACTGGCCATTCGCGAGTCTGCTGGTGTGGCGTCCCACGTCAAGGGCGCAGGCACTGGCTATCTCATCAACAACGTCAGCACGGAAGCCATCGGTCAGACCACCCTCACGCTTGACGGCGGCACGGTGAACACCACTGGCTTTAAGGCTGGCGACATCATCACGCACGCCTCTGACTCGCTGAATAAATACGTGGTCAAGACCGGCCTCACCGCCACCACTGGCGACATCGTTATCAACGCACCCGGCCTCCGCATCGCCGCCGCCAATGACGACGCCCTCACCATTGGCAACAGCTACACTGCAAACCTTGGCTTCCATCGCAACGCTATCGAGCTTGCCATGCGCCCGCCGCTCGACCCTCCAGGTGGCGATGCCGCGCTCGACAAGATGGTGATTCAGGACGCTGTTAGCGGCCTCGTGTTCGAAGTCGCAATCTATCGCGGCTACAAAATGAACATGCTAGACATCACCACCTACTACGACGCCAAGGTGTGGAAACCTGAGTTTGTGGCAACCCTCATCGGCTAATCCCCATGATCAAGGCTTGCTATACAAACTCAAACGGCGACACTGTTCCTTGTGTTATTGTCGCCAATCATGCCGACGACACAGTTGACGTTGCACGCGATGAAGCCAGCCATGTGTTCATCGCTAACGCCAAAGTTTCACCAACTCCAAAAGCCGGGTTTATCCACGTCCTAGACTCGGTTCAGCCCAAGGCTGAAAAGCCTGCAAAGAAATAATCTCAGTTGGGCGTTCATGGCGGGGCGCCTCCCTCTCGGGGGGTGGGGGCGGTGTGGGTTGTGTTGCTTACGGCCCACGAGCACCGCGGTTGTTGTTTTTTTGAGGTAGGGAGTGCGGCGGTGTG